GCCGGCGCTCGATGGGCTCAGGCCAGGGACGATGGAGGCATGGCCAGCCCCCTGACGTCTACCCTCGCAGATGAGTACCACAAGTCCCAGCACCTGATGTCGCCGGCTCGCGCCGAATACATGCAGGGGCCGGGCCGAAGGGTGGATGTTCTGCGCAATCTCCGCAAAGACCCAGAGCGGGCGATGCACTTCTGGGACCGAAGCGCGCCGCCAGAGGTCCGGGACGGCAAGCCTTCGGAACTCGCGCTCACCCGCACCGAATACTACGACCCGATCTACCAAAGGTTCGGCGAAGACAACGTCTCGCCATACCTTGTCAGCAGCAGCCCGATCGCTCGCGGCCTGTCGTACATGAGCGCGCTGCCGTACGCCCTGCAGTTCCGGGCCGCAGAAACGCCGACATCGTCAGAGGCCTTCGACCGATCTGACACTACGATACTTTCACAAGATCGAACCAGGTCGGGCGCCAACCAGGAGAACCCGATTGCCGATGCCACATCCGACGCAACTCCGCAGCAAATCATTGATCGCCAGAACGAGCTTGACCAAAGAGCAGTTCACCTGCTGCCGCCGCCTGGACAGAACGTCGCCAATTCCGTTCTGGAGTCCCTGTATAGCGTGATTCCTCACGTGTCGGCCAGTGCGTGGGCAGACCGTCCGCTGCAGCCAGGCGAGGAGTCTCGCGGAGATCCCCCGAAGGCCAGTGGTCTAGTGAGAGACGGAATCGTTCTTGGGACTAATTACCTGGACGGCTCTCAGGTTATGGGGGTTTTCAATCCAAAGGCCTTACTGCCGGAGCTCGTCCGCGACGCCGGCCGAGAGGCGGCTATCGAGACCGGACTTACGGCCGCGATATCGCAAGCCCTGCCGGAAGATCCGGTCGCCTACGCAACTCAGGGGCTGCCGTCACTGCCGATGGACATGGACGCAAGGCGCCAGGCATTCGAAGCAGAGAAGGCCGACATGGCTGCGCGCCCCCAGAGCCTGTATGACGCGCGCAACGCCAACGACCCAGAGTTCGGTCGCGCCATGAGGGTCATGGGCTCTGGTCTATTGGACTGGCTGAGGTCCAGCACGCCGAGCGCCTCAGCGTTTGGCGGCCAGCCGACTCAAAGATGAGTCGAGTTTCCGAAGGTAGTGCGCGATACTCGACGTATCGTCCGCGCCCATAAACCTTCGGAGAGATCCCAATGAGCGAAGAAACGCTCGTCGACTCGCAGGCCTCAGAGACCACCGCCGATGTCAGCAGCTCGCAGGTCGAAGCCGGCTCGCAGCCCCAAGAAGGCGCAGCGCAGGCACAGCAGCAGGCTCAGGCGCAGCAAGACGTCTGGTCCTCCTTCCGCGCTCTCCCTGACTTCAAGGGGCAAGACGACCGTGCGATTGCTGGGCGACTCTACGCATCTCTCGAGCGAGAGAAAGCTGCAACAAAGCGTCTCGAGCAGTACCAGCAGCTCATCCCCTACGCCCAAGAGTACCTGACGTATCGTCCTGAATTTGAAAAGTGGCGTGCCATGCACGAGCAGGCCGCCCGCCAGCAGGCTCCTCAAGCCCCGCAGGCCCCGCAGCAGCAGGCCAAGCAGCAGTCGTGGTGGAATCCGCCCGAAGTTCGCGAGAGCTACAAGCAGTACCTGGTCAAGGACGAGAATGGCCGCGAAGTCATTGACCCCAACGCCCCGCTCGACGCAAAGCACGCCCTGTACGAGTACCAGAAGTACAAGGCCGACTTCGCCCAGAAGTTCCTGACGGATCCTCAGGCCGCTATCGGCCCGATGGTCGAGAAGGTCGCCACCGAGCGGGCCCGAGAGATCGTCGAGTCTCAGCTCAGGGAAGCATCGGAGGTCGGGTACGTCCAGAACCTGGATCAGCAGAACCGAGACTGGCTTTACAACCAGGATGGAACGCCGACCCGTGAAGGCCTGATGATCCAGAACTACATCCAGGCGGCGGCCAAGCGCGGCATTCGTTCTCCGCAGGAAAGATGGGAGTTTGCGTGCGACATGGTCGAGCGCGACCTTCTGAGAGAGGTCAACGAGCAGCGCGCAGGCCAGGCCCAGAGGGCGCAGTTCGAACAGGCGATGCCCCCTGCGCAGGCACCGGCACAGGCGCCACCGGCCCAAAATCAGGCCGAGACGGACATGAATTATTTGAGAAGGGAAGCGAGTCGGAATCCAAGCCGATCTGGTCCACCTTCGGACCCTCGCATTCCTCAAGGACCTATGACATTCGAACAACGCCTGCGGCAGAAACTTGCCCCAGACGGAGTTCTTTCCGAAAGGTAAACCATGCCATCGAGTACGGATTGGGCCCGCACTATTGGGACGACGCTGGTCACGCACCTCAAGGAAGAGGAACAGACCACGTTTCGGAAGTTCAAGGTCTTTGCTGCGCTTGAGGCGAACGGCAAGGTCGCGATGAACCAGGGAGGTCGCGGTTTCGACTGGCAGGTTCGCTATAAAAATCAGCCCGTAGCCTCGAACAATGGTGAGTCGCCTCGCGTCTTCGCTCGCCACAACCTGTGGCAGCGCGCGACCCTCCCGTATCGCGGCTACACCGTGACGGATCAGATCAGCAAGCGAGAGATGCTCGAGAATCGCGGCGCTCAGGCGCTCGTCGACGTCGCGGGCAAGATGGCCTCGCGTCTGCAGGAGTCGATGGAGCAGCACCTCAGCCGCGAGATCTACATCGACGGCAACGCTTCCGGCAACGAGAATCGGTGGCACGGCCTTGAGTCGATCTTCGGCGTGGCCAACACGAAGGACACCGTCAACCGCACGAACGGCACGCGCCGGACGGGTGGCGGCAGCAACGACGACGTCTTCTTCTGGCCCAGCGACGAGTACGCCGGCCTCCGCACCGATCTTGGCTACCTGTCGGGTAGCCAGCTCGAGACGGGCGCGTGGCCGTACGTGGCTGTGGACCCGGACTATGACTTCTACAGCCCGCTGGTGTGCAACTACACCAGCACGTACTTCGGCGGCCAGTCCAACACGTGGCAGCTGCAGTGCATCGAGGCTCTTCGCGAGGGCATCAACCACGCAAAGAGAAATGATACTCGCGAGAATCAAATCGACATGATCCTGATGGATCGTGGCCTCTACACCCAGTTCCTCAACCGTCTCGATTCGCGTGAGCGCGCCATCGTGTCGAAGAGCAACGGACTCCGCAGCTATGGCTTCGGCGATGTCGTGGAACTCGATGGAATCGAGGTGTCGACGGAGTATGCGGTGCCGCGTGGCGTCGCGTACGGCCTCTCGATCGGGAACATGGAAATGAAGTGCATGGAGTCGCAGCTGATGATCGCGGAGGGCCCCTTCTACAACGAAGAGCTCCAAAGCCATCGGTATGCCGTCTCCGTCTTGGCGAACATCAAGATGAAGTCGCCGCGCAACTTCGTGAAGTGGATGTCTTTCACCTGACCAACTCCTTAGGAGAGTGATACGAGATGAGTACGCTGACTGCTGATCCTGGATTTGCTCGTGGGCAGGTGCTTGGCATCCTGTGGAAGGCCTATGACGCGGAGACCGGCGACGGCTCTCATGTCATCGGCGCCCGCAAGGTGTTCCGCGACGAAGACCCGAAGTCCGGCAAGATCCTTAGCAACCGCACTGTCGAGTGCATTGCGGTGAAGAACGTGTCGGGCGGCGCCCTGCTGCCCGGATCGGTGGTGAAGTTCAAGGCTGCGGCGACGACCGGTCAGTTCTCTGGCGGCATTCTCGGCGAAGTGGACGCTACGGCGACCACCACCAACGCCACTCCCGCCGCGAACGGCCTGATCGGCATTGTGGATGAGTACCTCCCCACCGCCGGCGTGGCCGACAAGGAAGTGTTCTGGCTCGTGATTCGTGGACCGTCGACTGTCACGAAAACGTCCACCAGTGTCTCGGCCGGCGCCGCGTATGGCACCTCTGCTACGGCTGGTTCGGCTGCTGCCCACACGGCTGGCACCACCACCCTGATTGGCTATGCCATCGAAGACAGCGCGACGACGTCTGGCCGTCTCCTGGTTCGGACCGCTGCAGGCTTCTGATAAAGGCCCGCGATCTCGTGACGATACGGCCGCTGGTAGGGTGGGACGCCTACCAGCGGCCGTTCTTTTTGGTATAACTTTGTACACGTATGAGCGACCAGGTCTGTACGGACTGCGGCGGATCCTTCCCGCTGTCGCAGGACCACTGGAAGAAGCGCAAGGACGGCCGCTGGGACACTCGCTGCTTGATCTGCAGGGCGAAGGTCAATCGCGGCAAGCGCGCCAAGCGCAAGGAACTGGACTCCCGCGCCATTGAGCAGGGTGCGGTCAATACGTTCCTCGCAGCCGCCAGGCAGGGCGGGGAAAACATCCCGCACTCCAGCGAGCTCCTCGAGAGGCTCATGGAGTATTTCGGTGGAACGAGCGGATTCTCTGCCCTGCTCGTCAAACAGTATTTCGACTCCGCGCCAGGCGGAGCGACGCGCACCAAGATGCTGGACTCGTTGGTCCGGCTGGTTGTCAAGAACACCGACATGGGTGGGGCCAAGAAGCCTCTGGGTCAATGGACGGACGACGAGCTAGAGAAGGAGCTGGACAGCCGGCTTCTGGTTCTGGCGCAGCAGTTTCAAGGGAGGATCGTAGATGGGACGTTCGCGCAAGAAGCCGGTGGCCCCGCCGCCGCTGCCATCGGTCGCGAAGATGGGCGGGTTCGCGGCAGACCAGCTAAGAGAGATCCAGTCCGAGCTCGCCGACCGAAGAATCGAAGCACTAAAGCTCTACCAGCCAACGCCGACGCAGGCGGAGATGCACGCCTGCAAAGCAAGTGAAATTGTAGTTCTCGGCGGAAATCGCTCAGGCAAGTCTCTGTCTACGTTTGTCGAGGACGCCCGTGCCGTCTGCGGCGTGGATCCGCATCAGAAGTACCCCGAGCGCGACGGGAACTTGGTGATTGTCGGCCGCGATTGGAAGCACATCGGGATGGTGGTGTACCCGATGCTGTTTAGAGCAGGCGCGTTCAAGATCATCCGGGATGAGAAGACGCAGCAGTGGCGCGCCTTCAATCCTGCCACCGATGCCGCCCGGCAGAGCGAGGCCAAGCCAGCCCCTCCGCTTATTCCGCCGCGCATGGTCAAGAAGATCGCATGGCTCCTGAAGAGCGCGCGGTACATCCAGAGTGCGGAGCTGACGAACGGGTGGACGATCTACTTCTTCAGCTCTGAGGGCGAGCCACCGCAGGGTTTTCAGGCCAACAGGGTACACATCGACGAAGACTTGTCGTCGGAAGCCTGGCTTCCCGAAATGCAGGCGCGACTTGCCGACCGCAAGGGATGCCTCTGCTGGAGCGCTATGCCGCACAGCAAGAACGACTCGCTGGCGGGCCTCGCGGAGCGCGCCGACTCAGCAGCGCTGGCGAACAACCCCAATCCGGACATCGTCAAGTTCGTTCTGCGGTTCCTGGACAACCCGCACATCGACGCCGACGAGAAGCGCAAGAACATCGAGCGATGGGCCTCTCTTGGCGAGGACGTCCTGAGGATGCGCAGCGAGGGCGAGTTCGTCACAGACTCAATCCTCTGCTACCCCACGTACACCATGACGGTTCACGGCTACGACCGATCGGAGCTTCCCAAGAACGTCGTGCCGGACGACTGGACCAGGTACGCCATAGTCGATCCCGGACACTCCGTAACGGCCGTCCTGTTCGGGGCTGTGCCGCCGGACGAGAGCATGCTTTTGGTGTACGACCAGTTGTATATACGCCAATGCAATGCCGTTATTTTCGGGGAGAAATTCGCAGAAAAGGTGAAAGGCCAGTCCTTCCATGCCTTCCTGATCGACATGCACGGTGGCCGCATCCGCGAGATCGGCTCGGGCCGCCTGCCGGTGGAGCTGTACTCCGAGCAGCTGCGCCAGAGGGGGGTTAGTAGCGCCGTAACCGGGTCCAGCTTTCTGGCCGGCTGCGACGACGTCGCCGCCCGCATGGCAGCCACCCAGAACTACCTCCACATCCGGCCGGAGGGCACGCCAACCCTGCGCATTTTGCGCGGCGCATGCCCAGATCTGGAGCGCGAACTAAAGCGCTACAAGAAGAAGGTGAACTACCTGGCGGGCACTTACATAGTTACCGACCAGCCCAACACGCGCGGGGAAGTCCACGCCTGCCAGTGCCTCGAATACCTGTGCGCCTACCGGCCGAAGTACCACAAGCCTAAGGTCGAGCTTGCCGAAGAGCCCTGGTACGTTGATTGGGTGCGCCGACGGAAGAAACGCGCCGGCGGCGAGGATTTTGTGTATCTCGGTCCCAAATCAGGAATGCCACATGACAACTGACTTCTCGCCCCCAGCAGCCCGTCTCGGCGATACCGTCTATTGGTACAACGATCCGCTTTCTCCTCAGGATCCGCAGCTTGGCTGGATCAACGAGAGGCCCGGCTCGCTGACCGTTTCGATCCTCGTGTTCTCTCCTGGAGTGGGCTTCGTCGAGAAGTCCAGCGTGCGCCACAAGGACGATCCGGGCCTGCGCGAGAACCCTGCCTGGCGGCAGTGGGGCTGCTGGGATTTCAGCGATTCACACAAGGACATCCTCCGCGCTCAGCAGGTGTCCTCTGCGGTAGCCATCAATCACGAGCGCGAGTCGAAGAAGGCTGCACTCAATGGCGCAAAATGACACTGGCGAAGACGTCCTTCAGGGCATAGCCACCAGCTGGCTGAAGAAGATCGAGCTCGGCCTCAAGCACAAGCGTCCTTTTACTGAGGACGCGCGGGAGGCTATGGACTTCTTCGACGGCCCGCACAACTGGTTCTGGCGCGACGAGTATTCCCGCAGCGAGTACGGCTACAACCGCTCCATCTCGCCGCCTGGATTTCGGATGCAGCTCAACCGCGTTTTCGAGGCGGTGAAGCTGTTTGCCAGCGTCATTTACCACCGCAATCCGGTGCGCCAGGTGAACCCCAAGAAGTTTCCGGAGATTCCTCCGGAGGCGCTCGGGATCGACCCGAACAACCCGGAGATCATTCAGCAGTACGGGATGGCGCTGCAGGAAACGGCGATGCGCGACGCCATTCGCGACACGGTGTCGAAGCTGATGTCGGCGTACCTGAACTACACGCCCAACGAACTGGACCTCAAGACCCACAGCCGGCGCGTGGTGGACGAGGCCATCATCAAGGGCGCTGGCGCCTGGTGGACGGAGCTCGTAACAGATCCGGGCTCGGGCACGAACAGCGTCGGCAGCTTCGCGGACAGCATCGACAACTTGGTGCTGGACCCCGACGCCACAGAGATCGAAGACATCACGTGGTGCGCCCGTCGCTGCATCCACCCGATTGACGTCGTGGCCAGGCAGTACGGCATCGACAGAGAGCTGCTGCAGGCCAACCTCGAGGGCAAGCCGGGCTACCGCCAAGACGACAGCCAGGCCGGGTCGAGCCTCTCGGGCGACTACAAGGCCAACTCGCGGCGCGTCGGCAAGACGAACGACCTGATGACGTACTGGAAAATCTGGTCCAAGACTGGATTTGGGGATCGCTTGAAGGACGCCCCGAAAGACCAGCGCGGGTTCTTCGACGCCATCGGCGACAACTGCTACATCGTCGTGGCTGACGGCGTGAAGTTCCCGATCAACGTGCCGCCCGAAATGCTCAACGAGCAGGTGGATCCGCAGACGGGTCTTCCTCAGTCGATGTTCCGAGCTGTGCAGTGGCCCATTCCGTTTTGGGCGGAGAGCAACGGGTGGCCGTTCACCATGCTCGGTTTCCATCGCAAGCCGGGATACATCTGGCCCATCAGCCACATCAAGCCCGGCATTCCGGAGCTGAGGTTCCTGTGCTGGGCGTTCTCGTTCCTTGCGCAGCGCGTGGCCGTCAGCTGCGAGACTCTCATCGGGGTCTCGAAGGCCGCAGACCAGGACATCAAGGATCAGATCCTGGCGCAGTCGCAGGGCGGACTCAAGATAGTGGAGCTGTCTGAAATACTCGGGCGTAGCGTGTCGGATGTCATATCGGTGTTCCAGCTCCCGAACGCCACGAGCGAAATCTGGTCGGTCATAAACGCCGTTACGGAGATGCTCGAGAAAAGACTCGGCCTCACCGAGCTCGTGTACGGCCTGAGCAACAAGCAGATCCGGTCGGCCACTGAGGCGTCTGTCCGCTCAGAGCAGATCAGCATCCGCCCGGACGACATGGCCGAGAACGTCGAGAACTCAATGACGCAGCTGGCCCGCAAGGAGGCTATGGCCGCCAGGTGGTTGCTGACGCCCCAAGACGTCGAGGCGATCGTTGGACCCATCGGGGCTGCCGCGTGGGGCCAGCACGTGTCCCCGCTCGAGCCAATCCAGGTGGCTCGGGAGTACGACTATCGGATTGAGTCCGGGTCTGCCAGGAAACCCAACAAAGCCACAAGGCAGGAGCAAATGCAGGCGGCCCTGCAGAATCTTGGGCCGGTCCTCAGCAACCTCATCGGCGCGGG